TATCTGAATACTGCACATTTGTGCAAAATATTAGTGGCTTTTAGTCCCCAGCGCGGCTATCTGCCCGACGGATCGTATGCGGAGCTCACAGAGAAACAGATTGAGCAGATTGTGGGCAAGCTGGACAAGGAACCCGAGGTTCCTGCCGCAGATATGCCCACGGTGGAGCAACTGAAGCGTCTTGCGGATACTGGGGTGTTCTCCATGCCCGTGGTAAAGGATGGCAAGTTCAACAAGACCACCATCGAGGCCATCAAGACCATCAACGAGTTCCGGCTCAATCCGAAAGAGTGGGTCGGCTCGATCAAGTGGCACTCGAACTATGAAGACTTCGGGGAAATCTTTAACACCAATCCGTATTCATGGGAGGATCTGGTGGCACAGCTCACCATGATGGTGCCGGACATTCTTGCTATGGAGTTGGCAGGGTATAGTGGTCGGATCAAGGATGGGAAGCTGGGTAAATATGGTCTACGCGAGTTTTTCATCCGCGACCACAATAAGACCGTCATCACCTCACCTTTCCTCGCGGTACTCCGGTGGCGCGGACAGCAGAAGAACCCAGAGCAGACCAAGCTAGATAATGTAAAGTCCCAGATCCCCGAAAAGTGCCACAAGTGGATCGAGGAGTGGGTGAAATACGGGAGACGCTATTCGTCCTATTCAGCCTCCCATGAGTTCTACATCTACAACCATGCCCTCCGTACCTATCGGTGGTGGGCGGCAAATAGCCCCATCCTCGTCGAACGTGCAGAGGTGGAGGCCATCAAGAAGATGTGGCCTGTGGTCTGCGGAACACCTGAGCATTTTTTCCAGGCGATCTGGCAGAACTGCGGTTCCGTGTTCGGTTCCTCCGGCCCATCCTTCATGCCATCCCCTGCTGACGCTGGTGTGTGGAACAGGGTAGCGAATATTCTGCGGGAGACCGTGGATGTAGAGATGGATGTGCGCGGTGTTTGAACCTCACAAGAGAATCCCCTGCAAGTATGTCGCGAAGCCCGACGGCAACTGCCTCGTGCTATCCTTCTTCGAGCCCGACAGGATCAAGTGGCAGGAGATGCTAGGTTACGTCAAGGCATTCAAGGGGTGCTCTTGGGATGCTCGGGAGAAGCGGTGGAGGGTTCCTGACACTGAGAACAACAGGGATATGCTGATCGCAGTGGGCTACAACATCTCTTCGGAGAAGCACAAGCCCAAGGAAGAGGTGAAGGTCGATAGGCCAGTGCGACCACCGCCATGGCTCTCCTACGAGTTCGAGAAGCCAGTACCTCCGTATCTTCGTCCATATCAGGTGGAAGGCTTGCGCTTCCTTTGCTGGCGCGGCTCCAACGGGGGCTTGCTCTCAGATTCTCCAGGTGTTGGAAAGACGCTACAAGGCATAGGGTACATGGATTACTGGCGCGAGTTGTGCGAACCTGTCCTGATTGTAGTCACCGCCACCACGAAGAGACAGTTCCAGAGATCCATCAAAAGATTCTACCCCGAGTGCGACGTGGAGATCCTGAACGGGAAGACTCCGTACAAGCACAAGGCCAAGAACGTCATCATCAACTGGGACATCCTTGCTGAGTGGCTGGGCCATGTGGACGAGAAGACCAAGAGGTTTATGCCGGACGGCATCCTGTCCTCGATGCCATGGAAGACGATCATCGGGGACGAGATCCAGGCCATCGGCAACAACAGCTCGAAGCGCACCAAGGCATTCAGGAACGTGTGCAAGAAGAACAAGATCGGGCCAATAGGGATGAGTGGAACACCGATCAAGACCAAGCCAAGACAGTTCTTCCCGTTGCTCCATCTCCTTGAGCCAACCATCTTCAAGGAAGAGATGCGATTTCTGCTCCGGTATTGTGGGCCAAAGAACGACGGGTTCTCCATGACCTACGATGGTGCCACGAACATGGATGAACTGCACCGGATACTCAGGCCGATGATGATCCGCAGAACCAAGGAAGAGGTGCTGACAGATCTGCCGCCCAAGACTGTGGAAGTGGTGCCCGTTGAGATCGAGGACATCGCCTCGTACCGACAGTTGGAACTAGCCGCATTCGCGAACAATGGGCGAACCAAGGAAGAGGTGAAGGAGAGTGTGCTTGAGCTCAAGCGGTCAGCCTATGCCTTCAAGCGAAAGTCCTGCGTGGCATGGATCAAGGAGAAGATGGAAGAACTGGGCGATGGCAAGCTCATCGTGTTCGCATGGCACAAGTCCGTGGTGGATCTGCTGGAGATGGATCTCAAGGAGTTCTGCCCAGTAGTGGTGAACGGATCGGTGACAGGGGTGAAGCGGGACGAGGCGGTGGAGAGGTTCGTGAAGAACCCTAAGTGTCGTATTCTTGTAGGCAATATCCTTGCCGCTGGGCTGGGCTTGGATGGATTGCAGGATGCCTGCTCTACCGTATGCTTTGCCGAGCTTGGTGCCGCGCCCACCGACCACTTGCAGGCAGAGGATCGGGTGTACAGGTCTGGACAGATGAAGCCTGTGATGGCCTACTACCTGATCGCTGAGGACACTATCGACATGGATATGATGGAAGTATTGGATAGCAGAAGAAAGACTGTGGATACTTTGTTGGACGGCAAGGACGGGTGTGCCGCTGATTTCCTCCAGAGCCTTTTGAAGAAACACTTGGCCTCAAAAACCTAATCTTTTTGTATATTATCAATATGGCAATACTAACAAAAGACTTGAACAACCTCTCCCGCTACACGAAGACTTGGCAGGAGATTCACGAGCTGGTGAAGATGGCTCAGGCTGGGGACGAAAAGGCACGGAACGCTGTCGTCACAGCCCGTCTCCCATGGGTACTGGGTAAGATGAAGGACAAGTCCATACTCCGAAGGGGTCACTGCCAGGAGGACATCTGGGATATTGCCATCGAAGCTGTCTACAAGGCGCTCGAAGACTTCGACCCAGCTATCTCCACCTACTTCACTGCATGGTGTGAGAGCAAGCTCGTGGGCATCCTCTCTGTCCGGCACAACTTCAAGAAGGCATTCACCGTGCCCCTGCCGGACGACTACGACGTGGAAGTTCCCACCGACGACAAGGACGACATCAAGGATGTGGCACACGACCTACTCCAGTCGCTCAAACGGGCACCGAAGCGCAAGAAGATCGTCGAGATGTACTACGGGTTCACCACGGGGGATAAAATGTCCTCGTGCGAACTGTCCGAAATCCTCGGGTGCTCCCCTACGAACATCACCTACAACATCAAGGAAGCACTGAAGACCATCCGCAGAAGCCCACGTCTTATGAAGAGGGCAAGGAGATGAGAGTGCATACCATCAAGAAGGTTCCTGCCCCGATCAAGATGAATGGTCTCAGGGTTCAGCGGTTTAAGGTGGGGGACTATCCCATCCGTGTAGAGGTGTGGATGGCTAAGGACAACAAGAGGGCTTGGCCCAAGTTCAAGGAGTTGTTCACCGAGCCTGAAGACAACTACGATTCCGATGGCGATGATGGCGAGATGAGTGCTGAGGCATTCACCTGTACCAAGAAGACAGGTCACGTCGGTATCATGTTCCGGTGGAATCCTAGCGTGGAGGTGATGGTACACGAGTGCTTCCATGCAGTGAGCTTCGTCCTCGTTGCCTGCGGCATTGACCATGTGGACGAGACGGAAGAGGCTTATGCTTACTCCATGGGGATGCTGGCCCAGAACGTACAGCACTGGGTAGCGTCCATGTGCAAGGGTGGAAAATGAAGATCACCAAGACCGAAGTGACAATGGACGAAGAGCGACGCATAGTCATGTACATGATCGTCAGCACGGAGTTCCTTGAAGGTCTCCGTGGGGTGGTCGAAGCGAGACTCTTCTCCTCCAACTACGCCCGACTGGTGGCGACATGGGTGCTGGAGTTCTTCCGCATCTCAAGCGTGGCCCCAGGGAAGGCCATCGTCGATGTGTACCAGCGCAATGCTGAGGATGTGCAGGATGACGACAAGGAGATAGTGTCCAAGTTCCTCACCTCCGTGTCCGAGGATTGGAAGAGTGCGGAACCGCGCAACGTGGCATATGAGATTGAGGGCGCAGTCAAGTACCTGAAGCTCCGCTCCTTATCGCGCCTCGTTGACAAGCTGAAGAACTCCGTGACCGAGGGCAATCCCGCGAACGGAGAGAAGGCAATCGGTGATTTCCGCAGGGTGGAACGAGTGTCCGGCTCCGGCCTTGATATGTTCAACCCAGACAACGCCTTCCGCATCTCGAACATCCTGAATGCCCGTGAGCGGGAACTGTTCCGTTTCCAAGGAGCCTTCGGTGAGGTGGTGGGGCCAATCAACGAGTGTGAGTTCGGAGCCTTCCTAGCACCGCCCAAGCGCGGCAAGACGTGGGGGCTACTGCATACCGCCCAGAGAGCCTACCTTTCAGACCTCGATGTGCTGTTCGTCTCCCTCGAAATGAAGGAGCAGGAGGTCACTGAGCGCCTGTGGCGCATGGTGGAGGGTGTACCACGCTACGATAGCATCCTGAGTATGCCGCACTTCTATGACTTCGGGGAGAAGAACAAGGATGGGTGCCGGATAGAGTTCACCACCGAGAGCCGCAAGGCCATGGACTCAAGCGTAGAGACGATCCTCAAGCGCCAGAACTTTTACAGCAACCGCTTCAACGGAAAGCTACGGGTGGAGTGCTACAATCCGACCCAGTTCAGTCCCAAGGATCTGCGGACATCCCTGAAGAACTATCAGGATCACGAGGGCTGGTTCCCGAAGGTGATCTGTGTGGACTATGCGGACATCATGCGGAGCGACAGCGGGGAGAAGGACGAACGGGCACGGATCAATAGCATCTGGCTCGGGCTGAACAGCATACGGCTGGAGTTCAACCTCTGTATGTTCTCCGCATCCCAAGCCGGACGAGAGACGGTGAAGGGCAAGGAGGTTCAGGCAGGGGATATGAGCGAGGACATAAGAAAGTTGGCCCATGTCACAAGACTGATTACCCTGAACCAGTCCGAAGAGGAGCAGGCCAAGGGGATTATGAGGGCGAACCAGAAGGTTGCCAGATCCCAAGGGACGAACCACGCCCAAGCCTGTATCTTGCAGAACTTGGACATAGGGCGGTTCTATCTGGATAGCCGCTATTGCTCACAAATACAGAACTTAATGGACTTCCGTGGGAAGGTAGAGGGTTGACTATGGCACAGTTGGAATTTGTAAAAGAGATCATCCGGTTGCAGGAGGAATCCCCGCTGGCAGAGATCCATTTCTGCATCCCTGGGGATGAGATGTGCGACGAGGCGTTCACCGCCCACGAGATCGCCAAGGTCGAGCTTGGTTGGTGGGGGTGTGCTGACAATTCAGAGCGGGTCTTCACTGACGACCGTGATCTGATCGACTACATGATCTTTGTCAGAGGTATGACAGAAGGAGCCGCTGAGGAATATTCCGAGTTGCACATGAAAAGAGCAATCCTTATTCACAC